CCGTTAGGCAGTTCGGTGTGCAACCACCTCTCCACTTTCGTCGTCATTATTGTCATCTACAGGCATAACCCGTGTAAACGAGAACTCCTTCGCAATGAGATCACGCTTACGGTTCTCGGTAATATACTTGACACATCCTTCAGCAGTAGGAAGGCCGCCCGTCTTGAAGTACCCCTCAACAAGTGACTGCATCTCACGAGCACTCAGATTCCAGGGTTTGTTCCATGCCTCAGGGCGCTGGATCTTGATGTAGGAACCATCATCGGCAATATCGAGCTTGTGAATGTGTGCAAAGGTTGGGCGCCGCAGAATATCACCCATCTCCATCTCTACAATCTTCTTGTTCTCACGAAGTTTGTGGGTCTGCGTATTGAGAGCCTTGAGCTCATTGTCGTAGGTACGGTACTTGCGAATGCAACGAACGAGATCGCGCTGATCCATTTCAGAATCTAGGGTATACGGACTCTCCTGTCTATAAAAAAGACATCCGTTTTGAACAATGGATCCCCGCGAAGTGGAAGCTTTGCGTGTTGCGTACAACAAGGAACATCCCCACGAAGACCCGATCAAAAAAGGACCAAAGGCATGGACGGATATTACGCGTCGTCTAAAAGATGCTTGTGATACAGGTGCTCCAGCCTGTATTGTCCACTCGCTCGTCAAGAAACCCGAAGCGCCAATGAGCTGGACAAATAAGCCCACGGAATGGCTGTCATCTGACGATATTGATAAATCGCAGGAGTACTACCAATCCATAATTCCAGATTACTATTACACAGGATCTGTCCCGATCGATTTTGATCTGCACAACGAGACTGGAAAGTGCCTTGTCTCATCCCTGTGTAGTTTGAGTCTTCCTACGCTCTACAAGAAAGGGTACCGCCGCGTTGGAATTGTGTTCAATACTGACCCACATGATGGACCGGGAGAGCACTGGATCGCAGCATTCTGTGACATGCGCCCTGAACTTGAATACCCGAAAATGACGTACTTTGATTCTTACGGGCAGAAACCTGAACCGGAGATCCAGCGCCTGATGAAGAAGTGGAAGGAACAAATTGACGATATGAAGATTCACCCGAAACCAATGGATTTATCCTATAACGCAGTTCGGCATCAGTACAAGGATGCCCAGTGTGGAATGTACTGTATCTATTTCCTACACTGCTCGCTCTTTGATATCCCGATGGACAAGACAGTTCCTGACGACATTGTCATGATGATGCGCCCGCTCTTTTTCAAGTATAAACAACATCGCGCTAGTAAATAATATGGAGGCTAGAGATGTTCTATGGACAACAATTCTGGTCGCGATTGCGTGTCTCGGAGTCGCGCTCACAACTCTTGCGTATGTCAACCTTGTCAATCTTCCCCCGACCGATGCGTCTCTCACGAAAAATCTGGATGTGTACACGGAGATGATTAAAGCCGCGCCTCTCGGATGCCCATCAGATACAGTTCTATGCGACTACTATATGTCCTCGTCAGGATTTACTGTGATTCCTTCGAATACAGCCTACACCTATATCACCACCGATTCAATTGGTAAGGTGATTAAAGCCGGAGTCCGTCTTGTAGAGTTCGACATATATGCTGTGAACAAGGAGGCAGTGGTTGGATTAGCGAATGCCAAAACCCAGGATATGCTGACCTACAACTCTCTGAAGTTCGAGGACTGCTGCACGACACTTGCGAACAAGATGTTCGATCCAGGGACCACTGCAGGATACGGCAACCCTTTCGTCCTCTCATTGAACATTCATAGTACAGACAATGCCTTCATCACACAGTGCGCCGAAATCATGAAACTCACTCTTCGCAAGTTTATGCTTCCCTCGACCTATTCGTACCAGCGCAAGAACATTGCCCTCGAACCCATCTGCAATCTAATGGGCAAGCTTATCATTGTGAGTGGTGGCAATACCAAGGGTAATGGAATGGATGAGTTGGTGAATATGTCATGGACAGCATCGAACATGCGTCGCCTCACGTATACCCAGGCATCGCAAACATTTGATCACGAGGAGCTGATCGAATACAACAAGCGGAATATTACGCTTGTGGTTCCCGATATGGAGAGCCCTACAATTTCAAACAAGAATCCAGAAATATGTTTTGCGTTTGGGTGCCAGTGGGTCGCTATGAACTTCGGCAGCCTGGACAATGCGATGGAAGTGTATACTGGAAAGTTCCTCGAAAACTCATTTGCGATCAAGCCTGATGAACCAGTTGAGCTGCGTTACAAACCGCTCACGTACAAGGCACCCAAGCCCCAGAGTGCTGGCGTCTCGTTCCAGCCGAAGCAGATTAGTTCACCCATGTACGATTTCACAATAAAGTCTAACAAGTGAATAAATGGAAGGTGGTCGCTCTGCATGGATTAAGCATGTTATGTCGTTCAAGAAACCCGGAATGTCTCTAGGCGATGCCATGAAGGCAGCGAAGCCGTCGTGGCACAAGACTCGCAAGATGAAGAAGGGAGGCACGCTGATGGAGAAGATGGGACCGATGGGTGGTCGTCGTCGCCACTCCAAGAAGGCGAAGGTTGGTGGTACTGCGTACGGATTCACGGGTGGTCCTTACACGGGCTCCCAGCTGCCCGACGGAATGGGTAAGTTCCCGTCCATGCCGGATGCGACCTGGCAGGGTCCTTCGGAGCTGAAGGGTGGTCGTCGTCACCGCTCTCGTCGTGGAGGTTCGCATATGTCTCAGTGGGCGGCGCCGACACCCGGTGGCAAGCCCGCGGAACTCCCTCTGGCAGAGCCCTCAGTTGCCCCTACGACAACGCAGAAGGCGGGTGGTGTTGAGCCTGCCCCAGAAGGTGCTCGTAGTGGACCGGCTACGTTTGGCGGTCGCAAGCGCCGTCACACCAAGAAGGCGGGTAAGCGCCGCCACCATTAAAGAGTGGAATAGATCCCATTCACATCAGTCTCAATAGGAAACCGTGTGTATGGGATACAGGTTCCAATATAAGATGCCAAGAATCCCCATTCATGTGAAAAAGAGGGAACATACACTTTATCAAACACCGGATCGACCTTAAAATGCTTCTTCATAGCATGTTTGCAGTTTGCGATGAACGTCCAAGACGGATGATCATGACAAAGTGATACGGGTCCCACGTGGGCGCGGACAACCGCATTATGTTCAAGGATACGAGGAACAGCCGAAATGATATTGAGGTACAGCGATTCCATTTCATCTCCGTCCGGGTCAGGAAGGTCAATAATCACACCATCGTAGACATTCTTGGTGGTTTGAATATACTTCAGGGCGTCATCAAAGACAAAGCATGTACGGGAATCGTTGAGAGAGTCCATATTTTCAATCAGATTTGTCTTTGCGAACTGGACGAATTCCTGATCCCAGTCGACTATTGTAATGCTTGTAGTGTTCGGGGATTTGTACAGGTTTCGGGCTGCGAGACCGTCGCCTCCGCCCAGAATCAGAATGTTCTTGCACTGCTGAAACAGGGGTTGAATCAGTAGATAGTGGTACCGATGTTCGTCCAGTGTCGAGTACTGGATCTCCCCGTCCATGATCAGCATTGTTCCGTGGTTGAGAGTTCTGACATACTGGACATGGCTCTTGGATGTCTGGAAATCGTGAAGCACAGCAGAGACATCGTACGTCACTGTCTGTCCGTACTGGCTCTTTTCGGACATAGTTGCTGAAGAGGATCGAGCAATTCTTCCAGACGTGCGGGATGCTGCTTGTCGTTTTTATTGTTTGATCGGGTTGTGGGTAAGTGCCTTCCATGAGATAGGGAAATACGGCTCAAGGAGTTCAACAATTGCACGAGCGTATGCCTGGATTTCCCTCTGTGCCCCCGGATCCGTTCTGAGAAGAACAAGGCGGGAATATGCAGCAAGAGATCCTGTTTCTACAAACTCTGTATACATTCCCTGCGGCAGAACTGTCCGTGCAATCTCGGGAGCGACATTGTGTTCCAGCAGATGCTCATAAAAACTCACCGCTCCATCGCAATGGTCCTTGATTTCTGATGACAGGAGAATAGAGTTCTCGACTGGAGTGTCCATACTTCCCTGCTTGATCTTGGGATCGCGAGCACGCAGATCTTCGGGAGACGGAATCCAGGTCTCGGGCTTGATATCCACATAGCGACGGGACACTTCATTACGGGCAAACCCGATCTGGTGACGAAACCATTCGCGAGCCACAAAGATTGGCATCTTGATTCGCAACCGGATCTGGGGATGGAAAAAAGGGCTGTTGTGATTATGTTTCGCAAGGTAATTGATCAGTTTCTCATCATTTGCGGAGAACTCGTACGACTCCTTTGCAAACGATACACGTGCGGCATTCACAACCGTAAGATCAGCGCCAAAAACGTCTAGGACCTGGATACCACCAATACCGTCGGAGGCTTTCCAGGACATTCTTATCTATATACGTGAACATCTTCGTAATATTCTTACCACATTGAAATATCGTCCACCGAGCATTCGCCCTCGGGCACACCCATCACCTTCTCGACCTTAGCCTTGATTTGTTCACGGTAATCCACAAAGATCTCTTCGTCATTGCCTTCAGGCAGGCGAGTCTCATCCAGCAGGATATCCACGAACCCCGTACCACAAGGGGGCTTCTGACCGAACATGATGTTCGCTGACACACCTTTCATCGGATCGAACTCGGCCGACACCGCGGCATTGAACAGAATCTTCGACGTCTCTTCGAAGGACGACTTTGCGAGGACACCATTGTCATGCTTGCCCATACCGAAGCGATCTACCGATACCAAGCGACCCTGGTAGGTCATCGCATCCAGGAGAACGGACATGTGATGGTAGTTTGTGTACGCAGACACTGAATCAAACACCTCCGTAAACTCATCGTACAGCGCCTGACGAGCAGCCTCAATGCCGAACACATCGAGAATCTCGTGAATATGGTTGCTGAAGGTACGTGTAGGATCCACCCCCTCAAACGCCAGCAGGTCGTACAGATTGGATCCCTCAACATCGAGAACGTACTGCTTCTTGCAAGCATAAGTGCTCGTGGGTTCATCCCACACCAGCTCATTCTTCACTTCGCGAGGGTAGACTCGTCCCACACCCTCTACGCCGGTGATCATGACATCGAGAACACGCTCCTCGAGGAAGCGGAGAGACATCAGGTTCTTCACTGTATCTTCAGGGAAGATGATGCGCATCATGAGGTTCTCGGCGTTGGAGTCGGTGTACACACAGTGAAGGATATGGAGACCAGCGGCACCCAGCCTGTCGTGAATTGCCACCATGTTATGAATATTGCGAGCCGCCATCTCCGTGCGATCGAACTCCAAGCGCATGATCCAAGGAGACGCACAGTCCTGCTTACCCACTGAGAACTTCTGGAACGTATCCAGAATCTCGCGATCGTCGGAGACAACCGATGCCGTGGAGAGAGGGTTTGGATCATAGTACATCTTTACCGACTTCGTAATGTCGCGGAGAGTCGAGTGCTGGATTTCGCGCTTGAGCATGATTGCAGCATTGTAATCCGTTGCCATCTCAGGCTTGAGGTAGACGAAGTTGAGGGGGTTCTTGGGGCTCTTGGAAATCGAGAGAAGTTCCTGGATGCGTGGAACACCCTGGGTAGCACCGGCCTTGACTGTACCTGCAGAGTGGAAGGTGTTCAGAGTCAGCTGGGTCGTGGGCTCGCCAATGGACTGTGCTGCCAGCGCGCCCACCATCTCGCCCGAATGGACCTGCGCGCGAATGTACCGGAACCGGATATCGCGAATGATCTCATCAAAGATCGCCTTCGTGAACCGGTAATCAAGAATACATTTGCGAGGAGCAAGGTAGAATCGGAGGAGGCAATGAAATACGCGATTGGGCGCCATCCAGGGCTCCTTCATGAGTTTCGTGAGTTCGTCTACAATGTAGGACGGAGTGAGGTCCGTCTTCGTGGAGTAGGGATTGCGATAGCGGTCGACCAAGCGTTTCAGGTGGACAGGGGAAAGTACCACATCCTTCTTGGCGTACCAGAATACCTCCTTCACCAGCATCTCG